CAATCAGGTACTTGTTCATGTCCATTGGAGCTTCGCCGCCCGGTGGCGGTGGGCCTCCAGCTTGAGGTTGACCACCTTCCTGCGGTGGACCTTCCTGCGGCAATGCCCCAAAGGCCCCAGGATTAATTGGCGGCAGGTTATACATTGGCGATGGATCGCTATATGTTGGTGGGGGTATTTGCATTCTTCATTGCCTCCATCTGCATTTTAGCTGCGTTCTTCTCGCGCTCAAGCTGTAACTCTGCCTGCAACTTGGTGATCTTAGCTTGCATGTCTTGCTGCGCCTTGGCTGCATCGATCTCCATGTCCTGGCGGGCCTCGGCCTGCTTGATCTCAATGCTGGATTTCGCCTTGGCCTGATCGGCTTGTATTTGCGCCTGTGTGCGGGCCTTCAGGGCCTCTGTCTCAAGCTGCGCGAGTTGCTGTGCATATTGCAGTGGATTGCCCTGTCCTTGGCCCTGCTGTTGGCCACCAGTGAGTGCTTGTATCTGCTTCATCTGTGGAGCCGCCTGCACAACTTGCGCCGCGCGCTGGCTAATCAGGCGATCCATCTCTGGGTCAACTGCCTTAAACTTGAACTCTGGATCTTTAAAGTCTGGCAGTGGCGGCATTGGCATGGCAATGCTGGCCTCCATCCGCTGACGATACAACAGCGCAATGTGTTCTGCGATGTGGGCAATCAACACCGGCTGCATAGCCTTGGCGCCGGGGTTCCCCGCCAGTGACGGATCTTGCATAAACTGGATGTGAACCGCGATGTGCGATTCGTGATCCTGCTCTGGAAATGCGCGAATGCCTTTGCCGTATAGGACGCTCATGTTCTCATCAATCGGGTCCATCAGCACAGCCTCTTCGGGCTTCTTCAGGATCTCGTCAATGTTGGGTATTCTGATCGCCTCATACATCCGCTTGTAAGCAGCGTATAGGTCGTGGAACTGCGGAGCTGATCGCGCCATTTCCAAGACAGCTTGTGCCTGCGCGATGCGCTGGGCTGTCGAGAATATGTTCGGATCGGACACTGGGACAATGTCAATCCGATCATCAAAGTCGGCGCGGTAGATAATCTCCGCAGCTCCCGCCCGCGAGAAACTGAACTCATCAGGGAGATTTTCAGCGTTCAGATCCGCAAGGAGTTTAAACTCTTGGCCCTGCGCGTAATGCAGGCGCTTGTGAATTGCGCTAAATGCCTTGGAGCCCTGCTCGATCAACGCAACCGTTGAGCCAACTGGCGCATTCGGGTTCACGTCGCCAATGTTTAAATCGGCGGTGCTGGCAAATCTCTGGCCGGCGTCAACCATATATCCAAGCAAGTTAAACAAAGAGCCCGACGGCTCCTTAAACGGCAGTGGCATAATCGCCTTGTTTACGTCGTCAACCGTACTATCGAGGTCAACAAATTCACCGGGGCTGATCTGCATGTCGCCGCCCTGAACACGGCCACGCAGCTTAAAGCCACCCTGCATGTTCGAGAATGCGGCACTGTCGAGCAATGCGCGCAGAGATCCTGTCGCCGCTTTGCCCAATCCGCCAATCATGTGGTACAAACCAAAGCCATAAAAGCCCAAACCTGGTAGGAACTTATAGCTCACAAACCAGTCGCGGCGCTTCTTCAGCTCGTCGTCTTCCTTCCAGTTACGGCGAACCGCCACGACAGCCTGACTGTCATAGTCAATCGTGATGACATATGGGATCGCCACTGCGTTGTCGTCCTCGTCGTCGTCATCCATATTCTCGCCGTCAATGCCGTCAAACAAATCATAGACGTGCATTTCGAGCAGTGTCATCACGTCGTCGTTGCTGTCGTCGTACTGATCAACGCCCTCAATCTCACCGATAATATCGCCCGACGGGTCCATGCTATCGCCTGATCCATACTTCGCCGGCAGGTAATATCCGTTCTGGACGTAGCGATTGAAGTCATTCTTCGGCATGCGGATGACGTGGGTGTAGCGCGGTGACGTGTATAAATCTTTGCTTTCCGGGGCGACCACGAAGTCTTCAGCCTTAACGAACTGGCTACACTGCCGATCTAAGTTAGCATCCCACCAGACTTTCTTAAACGCCTGGCCAACCAGCGGCAGGTGAAACAGCAATTGATCGAGGTCAGGGAAGTATTCCTGCATCTCGTTGGTGACTTGCCAGTTCATAAATTCACGAACGCGGCGCCCCTGCTCCTCAATCTCCTCGTCTGGATCGCCAACGATCACAGTCTTGATTGGCCCGCCTGACGGGTACAATTCAGCAATGGCCTTGGCGTTAAACTGCGTGGCAGCTTCGGCAATCAGCGGGTGTACCACTACGGACAATCCGCGCGTCGCGCGCTCAGATTCGCCCTCGTCCATTCCGCCATCAGGATCTAGTGTCTTTAATCCCTGAGTGTAGCGTTCCTTCCACTCTGATCGAGCTTCCTCGTCATTCTCGTAATAGCTGATTAGCTCTTGCGCTTTTCGGGATAGCTCTTTCTCGTCGATTGTCTCAGCTAGGTTGATGTCAAACTGGGCGTCGTCAATCTCGTCCTGCATGTCTAGTTCGGGATCGCCTACCAAAACATCGCCGTCGGGCAGTTCCTCAACCATTAAGCTATCGTCGGGCAAGCCCTCGGCGAACGGGATAATTTTTGGATCAGCCATACATCGTCATCCTCTTGGGTTCGTTTATTTCGTCTTCTTCTGGATCGGTACTGTGTTCTAGGAACCAACCCTTTCGTAATCTTAGCCAGGCTTGCGTGCAGGTGTCCACCACGTCGTCATTCGGGTGCGCCGGGAATGCACTTATAATTTCTATTAACTCTTTAGCCCACTTCTTGTCACTTGGGTAGTATATTCTACCATCCTCCAGCAATGCGCTCGAAGCGTGCGCCCTCGCAACCTTATCCCGGTCAGGAGAATATGCCAAGACCGGGACGCCGGCCATGCGTAAATCTTGCAGTAAAGACTGGCCCGACGCCTTCTTCTCGATCAGCACTACGTCGGGCTCCCACTCGTCGTAAGCCTCCTGGGCAATCTTGCGTAGTTCTGGGTACGACGGCTTGTCCCAGTAAGCCTCCAGCACAATAGCGCACATGGCGCCCTTGTGACGAAACACGCCCCAAGTAGTTCGCGCGCTAAAGCTAGAACTTTCCTTGCCCTCAAACGCGGTGTCCCACGATTGCAATACATGCTCAATTTCTGGCAGCTCTTCGCTCTCCCAGGGAACCCACCAGGACGCCTTGAGAATACCGCCGCCCTTGGGGCTCGGACGTTGCTGTAATTGCCCGGCGGCTGCGTAAGAGCCAAGGCTCCGCTCCAAGGTCGATAGCTCCTTCTCGCCAAACCGTGCGGGCCACAGCAGTTCACCCTCCTTGGTGCGCGGATCTGTAAAGCCAAGGGTGGATCGCATTGGGGTTGGATGTCCGATTTCGTACCTGGCAGGTAGCATCAAGTGATCCCACTCATCTCCCAGTTCATTTGCAAGGACATGCCCAGTCAGGTCTTGTTCGTGGACGCGCTGCATGATGATGACAAACGCGCCAGTTTTAGGATCGTCAAGGCGCGTCTGCATTGCCTGATCCCACCAATCTAAGACGCCCTCACGCACCTTGGCGCTGTCTGCTTCTACAACATTATGAACGTCGTCCAAAACGATAATCTGGCCACCTTCTCCAGTTAGGGAGCCTGATACTGAGGTACTGAGCCGAATGCCGTTCTCGCTGTTCTCAAACCTAGATTTCTGGTTCATATCTCCAGTCAGGTGAAACTTGTCACCGAAGTGCGCCTGATACCACGGGCTGTCGATTAGGCGGCGACACTTGGTGCTATCCCTGATCGACAGAGAAGCAGCGTAGGATGCGTACAAAAACTTTTTGTGTGGCTGGTGCGTCCAAGTCCAAGCTGGCAGCAAAACGGCTGTAGAGATAGATTTTGAATGTCTTGGCGGCACGTTAATAATCAGGCGCTTTATGTCGCCCTCTACTACAGCTTGTAGGTGATCGCTGATTGCATCCAAGTGCCAACCAGAAACATAGTCAGATGCTGGTTCAATCGTCGGCCAAGCTGCCTTGGTAAACGCCTTCAATGACCTCCGATAAGTCTCCGCGTGAACCTTCTCCAGTGTCAACGTGCTTAAAAGCTGCTGTAATTGCGCTGAGTTGGTCATCACTTACCCTCGTTAAATCTATGACGTTTCGTTGTTCTACAGTAGCTGAGATCTCCTGTCTGTTCGACCAGTTCTCTCTGTCTCTGTTATTTAGGTAGTAAAATATGGCCACGTTATCTTTTTTAACGGTTGCATTTTCAAAGAGTGCATTGACGACTTTTGAGAGGCCAACAGCCTTCCCTTTTTTTATAGTCTCTAAAAACTCTAAATTCTCGGCCTGCCTATTGTAAATAGTTGCAGGTGAAATACCCAAGCAAGTAGCAATTTGGTTGACGGTTAATCCACGTCCAGCCATCTCTTCGACTTCTTGCAGAACTTCTGGTGTGACCTCAAATCTTGGTCTGCCCATTGGATTTTTACTTTTGGCTTTTGCCATTACTTAACCTTTCTTGCAGTGGTGAGCTGTATTTTTGGGAATGTAGATCAGATCACTGAAAAAAGAAAGACCCGCCGTTGCAGTGCGAAACCTGGCCGAGCGGGTCTAGTTTGCGAGGTAGTGTGGGTTCAGGTGGCCCCAGCCTACGTCGAGCAGTATTTGTGGGTTATCACATCGCCAGCATTATTACAACAAATGCGAGAGCGCAGACAGTAAAGGCTACACCAGCCATCACTTCCTTGCCTACCATTAGCACTGCGGCGTGTGGCTTATCTGGGTGGATTGTGAGGTGGCCCCGTAGGCTTATTGCGACCCACTCACCTATCTGACACGGTAGTTCGCCCTCTTGTGTGTAGACGAACAAGTTTTGATTACCCAATCGCTTGCCTGAGTTCTCTTGAACCCAATCGGGCATATCTTGGTCGAAGCCTTTAAACTTCCACGACTTGATTATCATTTATTCCTCCTCAAAGATTGAATTGCCTACGTCCAGCGGCAATTCAATTGTGGTTATTCTGAAGTTACAGATTGGGCAGACGCGCCTCCGTTTTATTGTGGGGAAGCCATATGCCATGTGTGGCCGTGAGTCTTTGGCTTTTAGTTTTTCATGGCGGCACTTTGGACAGTGCGATACGGCTAGTGTCATTACGCCGCCTCCGCTTCGAGCATTGCCTTAACACCATTAACTTGCTCGGCGGTTAGGCGCGTTGCTAGTGAGTGTGCCATTGCGGTTGCTTTGCTTGACAGATCATCGTTGGGCGCCTCTACAGCCATGCGAAGTGCCAGCGTGAATGCCTCAAGATTATTGGTTGGTGTTTTGTAATTGTTCATGCGCTTGCACTCCACAAAACCAACGCATCAGCAAATGGCATATCGTTCAAGATGCGGCGTCCATATTCGGAAGAGCGAGGGTCTTTGACCCAATCACCATCAGTCACGGTCGGGCGTAATTTCATGCCAAAGATACCAGCTTGATCTATCTTTTGGAACAGAACTTGCTTCTTCATCTTGTTCTTTAACTCACGCGAAACAAGGAACTCATTGACTTGATCGGCGCACCAAAATTCTAGCTGTTGCTCCATTCCGTCAGGCATCCACTCGCAAGGATCAGTTTTAGGTAGTGTCTTGAAATAATCGTGAACCGCTTTCATCGTAGCGCGGTAGTCACCCTTAAACTTTGGGTGGTCATAATTGCGGTCACATCCGCCGTGGCCATCGTTGCTGACAATAGCAACGGGCTTGCCATCCACATATAAAGCCGCTTGATAGCAATGTGTTTCTTCGCTGGCCCACTGAGTGTGTTTGATATTTTTAAGTTCAAGTTTCATTTTAATAGTCCTTTCTAAATAACTATACACAATATCTAGCGTACTACATACAGTATTACAACCCCTCTGCGAAATTTAATTTAACGGGCATATACCAGCCCTTTCGTCTGTCGCGCACTTCATCAAAGTTCCGCTCCCATCTCAGGACGTTTACGACATCTGAATTTTCTGCCGCTATAGCTGTGCAGATCATCACGGCTATCGGATCTGATCCACCTGGCCACAGCAGGAAATCATCTGGCCCGAAGTCTTGCATAATATCGTGGGCTGTCGTGATTGCCTTGTTTGGATTAAACTGTGGCCTATCGTCGGGCTCAAACACCACCTGCATTTTGCCGTACCTCGATGCATCGGTCAGGTCGGGCGTCCACCCAAACTTATTCTCTGTCGGTCGAGTGACGATGTAGACTGTGCTGTTCATATCGTGTCCTTTCTAATTAGAACTTTGATTAACGCGACTGCGTCTGGTTATAGGTCTAATGCTAACTTCAATTGGCTTTGGTTGTTTATAACTGTAAAAAATATGTTTACCAATCCGAGCAATTCTGTGTAACTTACGACGCCACACTGGGCGCACTTCAGTGGTGTGGTAGTGATCGACATCTGTGTAAGGTAAAATTTCTGGATTTTTTATAATCTTAGCGGCCAGCTTTTGTGACTTGGCCCACGCTTCTTTATCTTTAGGTTTGGGCACATTACCTTTACGGACAAAAGAAAATTGTTTTCCCTGCTTTATGACGTCACACATATTGTCAGGCCACCGAGGC